AACAGAAACCACAAAAGAAATATCAAAGGGAAAAAATATTGGTAAAAAAAATGAAACAAATCCATTACAACAAGCAATTAGTGAAGCCCAAAGTATTTGGAAGAAACAAATTGAATCTGGTTACAAAGAAAAAATTAATGAATTGAAAAATAACAAGAAAATATTACCGATGTTAGCATTTGATTTTAATAAACGTGAAAAAGATATAACATATCCTTGTTATGTTCAACCAAAACTTGATGGTGTAAGAATGCTTGTACATGTAACATCTTCTGGTATGAAGTGTATATCTAGAACTGGTAAAGAATTTGAGAATATGCAACATATTGAACATGATTTGATGAAACTAAAACTAAACAATGTTTATTTTGATGGAGAATTATTTACAACAGAAATTCCATTTGAGGAAATAAGTGGATTATGTAGAAAACAAGAAAAAATTGTCGAAATACAGAAATTACAGTTCCATATTTTTGATGTTTTTTCAGATGATGAACTTTCTCTTCCTTTTCAAGAAAGATTAGTATTACTAAATGTATTAGAAGTAAGTACATCTAAACAAAAAATCAATAATATTATTTTTGTTCCGACACATACATGTAATAATAAGGAAGAAATGCTTAGTTATCACAGTAGATTTATATTAGAATCATATGAAGGTGTGATATTACGTAATAAATGCGGTGAGTATAAACCTGGATATCGTGATAAAAATTTACAAAAGTACAAAGAATTTCAAGATGAAGAGTTTGAAATAGTTGGTGCAGAGTCAGGAGTAGGTCTTGAACAAGACTGTGCAATATTTGTTTGCAAAAATAATAATAATAAACAGTTTTCAGTAAGACCACGTGGAACAAGAGAATTGCGAAAAGATTATTTAAAAAATATTGATAAATTATTGGGAAAAATGTTAACAGTTCGGTATCAAAATTTATCTGAAACTGGAATTGTGCGATTTGGAGTTGGTATTGCCATTCGTGATTATGAATAGTATTATATATTTCACCTAAAGAATAAAGATTATAGTTAATATATTAGAGAATAATTTATATATTTATTATATATGGATTCATTGGTAAGACAATTATACGATTATGTTAGCAGAAGCAATTTAAAGAGTAATGAAATCGAATTACGTTTTAGTGAAATTTATGAAAGAAATGCTATTTCTGTTCAAACCTTTGAAAGACTTATAAAAGATCTTTCAAATAGTAAGGATTGGAAGGATCTACAATATACAGAGTCCGAAGTTATTATAGGAAATCCAATATCAAAACAAGGTTCGGATATTAGAAGAATTAAAGATGGAGAACTGGTTCGATTTGAGAAAAAGTCAAGAATTCAAATTAAAGATTTTTACGAATATTATATTAGATTTTCTGAATCTAAGGAAGAATTAATAGAACTAAATGATGCAACCTGGAGTTCAAAATATATGCAAAAGTTACAGAGAAATAGATTTAGATCATCGTTTCTTGACAAGACCGAAACTTGGAAATTGGATTTAACAAAAGTTGTATCCTACAATGATTCCACCATTTCAACCAGTTTTGAAGTAGAAATGGAGCTTGTCGAAAAAAATATGAGCAAAGTTACAAAATCACAGTTAAAATCAAATCTGCAATTTATTTTACAATCTATTCAAAACTCAAGATACATTATGCCAAAATTTTTTCTTAATAAAATAATATCTACATATTCCACATTGCTGGGTCAAAATCCAAGATACCCATCTTTTGCTGGACCTTTACCATTTACCTTAACTAAAAACATTTTTGATGAAGGTCATTTATCATGTGGATATTCAGTTACAGATAAAGCAGACGGAGATCGAAAATTACTCCTTATTTCGAATGGTGGACATACTATAATTATTAGTAGACCAAAATCAAAAGGTCTTCAATATCAACATGTTGGTACTATGGATTCAAAAATGGATGATTCATTATTTGATTGTGAATATGTGAACAATATGTTATATATATTTGATTGTGTATATATTAAAGGAGCAGATTTACGCTTTAGACCACTTGATCATCGATTGGATGCATGTAATATTATGAAGAATGAATATCCAAATATAAATTTAAAAATTGCAATTAAAACATTTTTCTTTGCTGAAGATGGTAAAATTATAAAAGTTGAAAACGGTAAAAAAACAAGTGTTGCTTCAGATTTAAACATCTACACAGTATCTCATCATTTATGGAAAACAAAAACCAATTTTAAATATAATTTAGATGGATTGATTTACACACCAATAAACGCAAATTACTATAACACTAGTATATATAAATGGAAAGATAATGATACTGTTGATTTCTATGTTGAACATATATCAACAACTCAATGGAAATTATATATTGCTGGGTTGGATGATAATAGTAATTATATTCATTTACCTTTTAGTGGTCTAAATGGAGATGGAATATTCAAACTACGAAAAGGAAGAAATATTGAATTAATTGAAAATAAAATATTCAAAAGTAATACAAGTTTTAAAGAAGGACTGATAACTGTTTCTGCATCATCAGCAAAAAAATATTTCACAAAGACCATTGTTGAATTTAAGTTTTATGGTTCACAATTGCTTCCAATTAGAACAAGATATGATAAAGACAAAGCAAATAACATACGAGCAATAAATGATGTATGGGATTCTGTAGTCAATCCTCTTACAATATCAACAATAAAAAAAGGAGTATATAAATCATGTATACGTCAATATCACAATCAAATTAAACGGTTTTTGATTAATTCATATTCATCAAGTAAAAATGTTTTAGATATTGGATCTGGAGCTGGTGGAGATATAAGAAAATATGAATCTGCAAAAATAAAAACATGTGTTGGTATTGATATAGTGAATGTTGAATATGAACATAACAAAGGCAAATTTCACTTTGTTAAAGCAACAAATGAATTATACAATGTTCAAAATTTGTTGAAAAATCATACAGTTAAACAATTTGATGTTGTTAATGTATTCTTTGCAGCTCATTATTTTTTCAAATCGGATGATACACTGTTGAACTTTGTAAAAAATATAAATTCAAGTTTAAAAACAAATGGTGTAATAATTCTTACCTTTATGGATGGTCAAAAAATATTTAATTTATTAAAAGATAAGAAAATTGCGAAAGGAAAGATATTATCAGTTAAACATAATGATACAGTTATTTATAAAATTAAAAAAATGTATAAAGATGTGGAAAAAATTGATGATTTAAGTTTAGTTAATCAAAAAATTGAAGTAAGATTAAATGGTACTAAATATTTTAAATCAAATGCTAGTATTGAATACTTAGTAAACGTTAACAAATTTGTTGAATATATTGAACCGTATGGTATAAAATCACATCATTTTAAATCATTTTCAGAATTTTGTAAACAATTTCCATATGAATGTAATGCAATGAATCCAGTGGAACGTGACTTTAGTTTTATGAATAGTTTCTTAATATTGTCTAAAATTTAAAAACCTTTATTTTTTCTAATATTCCAGACATGTCATCTTCAATAGACTGTAGTAAATCACGGTATAATTTATTTTTAGAGTTTAAACTATCTGTGATTACATTTTCATCATTTAATTTTAAATCTGAAATTTGTTCAATAATTGATACTAACCGGTTTTCCTTATTATTATTTAGTAAAATTACATCAACAATTTGATTGGCATATGATTTTACTTTATATTCAATTGCATCTTCACTAATGTAATCTGTTATATTATTTTCAAGTTTTGTAATCATTTCTTTAACTGATGTATCTACATTTTCAATAGGTAATTCAATGCTTACATTAACTTCTTCAGTGACAATTTCATCATCAACTGATGGTTGAGTGATATCTTCTGAAATAATATTATCTGATTCGTCAGGGTGAATAGCATTATTATTTACTAAAAAAGGAGGCATTTTAAAATTTTCATTGGGAGTTGCTGACATCTTTATATAATATATAATATTAAAAAAATTAATATTACGAATAATAAGTGTAAATGAACGATACTTACCAACTTTATTTATTAACAAAATGTGCATCAAGTAATGATATGATGAATGAATGTTCAAATGATTTGTTTAAAATTCAAAAATACATTAGTAACAATATGTCAAAAAAAGATATTACATTTTGTCCTTATGAATTTTTTGCATCGATTTTAAATAAAATTGAAGAAGATACTAATATACAATTAATATATGACAACAGATTTTATTCAAAAATACCATTTCAAATAGTGTATAATGATTTATTTTTAATGATACATCAAAAGATAAATATTATTGATGTATGCAAATATTATATAGAAAACTTTATTAAATATAAAGATTTTAAAAATAATTTAAATGTTTTTGATTCAAATGAATATTACAAATTATATTACAAAGAAATAAATGAACAATATTTACATGATGAAATTAATACACAAAAAGCAGCAAAATTTTATTGTGAATATGGATATTGGAACAAATTATATATTAGATATATAGATTACTTACAAATAAAGTGCTCATATCCTATTGAATTCATTAACATTAGTGAATGTGACACTGTAATTGAACAATATTTTAAATTAAATATGGAACTTAAATTTGATCCTTACATTTATTTAGCCAGTAATTTACCACAACTCAAATTTTTAATTACTGATAACATTATTGATTGTAAAAGAATTTATAATCATTATATTAGAACAGGTTTACAAAAAAAATTATCAATAAATTCATTTAACCATTTTGAATACTTAAGTAATAATCATGAGGTAATAAAATTAATGTTAATTAAAAACAATAAAATATATTGGGATGTATATCAACTTAATCAGACAAATGTAGCAAAATATTTTATATTAAATTTTAGTATGGCTAAATATAATACTTTCAATGCTGGAAAATTTGTGGAAATGTTTGTAAATAATGAACAAATAAATCACGATAATAAATTATCAATCGAAACTGCTCCTAAATATTTTGTTTTAAATTATGTGAAGAACAAAAATGTAAGATATAAAATGACAACCAGATATAAAGCAGGTCAGTTTATAAATAAGTCTATTTATGATGTGTTAAGGACAATGCCATATACTTTTTCAAAATGTTTCATTGATATTCCATTATAAAATATTTACATATAATAAAAGATGAATAGTGTGAATAGTAATGGTTCTGCAAAAAAGAATAATTATTTAAACAGTAAAAATAAAGTGAATAATAATAATAAAACTAATAATAAAAAAAATTCAGCCATGCCATTAGGTGTTTTTGTTCAAGAACAAAAAATATATCCAAAAAATCCATCTAAAAGTGTTCAATATCAATTAGAATTTCCTGGTATTCAAAAGAAAATTATTAAAATCAAACAAAATCCAAAAACCGGTGATATAGATGTTACTTGGAGAATACTTGCACCAACTGTATCAAAGAAGTATTCTAAAATGTCATCTACAAATAGTGGTAAACATAATGAATCATTTGGAGATTGTACAAAACGTATGTTACAAGAATTATCAAATTCAAATATGAATAATTCAGTTAAGTTACATACAATTAAGAAAAAGTGTAAATTAGTTTAAATCCCAACAAATTCACTGGTTTCTAAAGACGCTGATCCTTTTATAGATGTAGATGTTCCATATTCAAGGGGTTCTTTCGATGTTTCAATGTATTTTAAATATCCAATATATTGATTAACACCACATACAGTTTGTTTTATTAAGTCATTTAAAATTAATGCATTCAAATTTTCTATATTTTCATTTACATTATTTGAAATTGTTAATTGTGGATAATTGACATAATAATATTGCATTGCCATTACGATTGAATTACAATTTTGAGGGCTTATGATATAACCTGTACGGGTTTGTGTTTCTTGAATTAACTTTGACTGTATTTTATTTAAATTATTGGTTGAAAAATATTGTTTATTTGTTGGTGTTTCATGAACATGTAATATATTTAAACTTTGTCTTAAAATTTCATCCATTTATATTATAATTATTATTATAAATTTTCATCAATATCATCCTCACAGATTTCATCATCAATTTTAAGTCTTGCTCCTTTCCATCCAAAAGATTTCATTTGTGATCCAAAAAATTTCTCTAAATATGGTTTAATTATTTTTCTCCCAGGTGATTTTTCAGAATACATTTCCTTATACCAACTTCTAAAATGATTCATTATTGTTGTTAGTAAAATTGTATCTTTTTTATTATTTGTAATTTCAATATGTTCATCCAAATATTCCATTATTGTATCTGAACTTTTCTGATATTCCTTGGTAAATATTTTTACTTCATTGGGTTCAATTATACCTTCTGTTTGATACACCTTATGTAAATGTAATAGTAAACTTATAAATGTTTCTTTCCAATTATTCATTTTTTCAGATAATTTTATATCTTTCTTGAATTCATTTTTTTCAACTGGTGTATGATCTACAAATTTAGATGGAAAATCTACCACTCTTAATCTTCGCCATGTACCACCATCAGTAGAAGGAATACTTGGGAGATCATTACATGCCAAAATAATTTTAAATTGAGGTTTGAATTCCACAGGTTCTGCATACAATGCACGTGCTTGTATTATATCACCGCCTGATAATTCTTTCATATAACCTACATGAATTTGGTCATTCTGTTCTGGTTCTTGTAAGCTTACAAATCTTTTACCTTTTGTTTTTGCAATTTCAGGTGTTGCTGAACTACTCCCTGATCGTTTCTGTGTTAATACTGTTATAGGTAATTTTCCACAATAATCACCAAATGATTTTTCAAATAATTGAATTAAAGTAGATTTTCCATTTGCACCACTTCCAGTCCAAATATGAAATTTTTGTTCTTCAACCTTCCCTGATAAAAACGAAGATAATAATAATAGTACATATTTTCTAACTGAACTAGAAGGAACGATTTGTTGTAGAAATATTGTAATTTCTTCAGCTATATCAGATGTATTATCAAACATTATATAATCAATATGTGTTGAATATGAAATATAATCATCAGGTAATCCATCTCTAAATATTCCGCGTTCTAAATCATAAACTCCATTTTGAAAACCAATTAAATTTACATTAGAATCTAATTTGTTTAAAAATTCTGAATTGTAGAATAGTTCTCCACATTCAACCATTAATTTTTCTTTAAAACTAGTACTTTTAACCTTTGCTATTAATTCTTCACATTTTTTAAATTTTGTTTTTATATTTTCAATTTCTTCGGAAGTTGCTTCAAGCATTTTTTTCTTATAATATTGAGATAATTCTTTGTATTCATTTGCAATATCTATTGATATTTTCTTTCTCAAATATAAACCTTTATCCATTTCTTGCCATCTATGATCTTTAAATTCATACCATTTGTTATGTTTAATTGATGCATTTACAAATTGATGTTTAAATAAAGCATGTACAACAACAGCAACATCATAATTTGTTCCTGATAAACTTTCTAGTAATAATGGATAAAGTTCATTATGTTTGATTTTTTTATATTCTTCTGGACTATCTAATTTTGCCCATCTATATAAACTTGCTATTGTTAATCCTTCGTGTTTAAATTTGTTCCATCTTTTTTCACAATCACCATCAACAAATTTTGGAGATAATTTACTAAATTGAACCCATATATTTAGTAAATCGTTATCAATATTATGTAAACAAAATCCCAACTCTAACCATTCATTAAAATTATCTGCACGATTAGGTGAAAGAATATTAACTAGATCTTGAATTTTATCATATATTTGTCTGTTCTTATATGAATTGTTTGTTAAATTATATGTATTTGTTATTTTGATATCATTATTAATTTGGGTTGCTTCTTTATGATTACGTATACTTAATAGTTTTGGAATTATATTTAATTGTGGATGCTCAATTTCATTAAAATTATTATCAAATATATACATTAATTTATATGCCTCTTGATTTTCCTTTCTGGATCCATACATTAACCAGGGATTTCTATGAATAACAGCTTTATCAAATACATCCTCTTCTGTATTTTTGTATTTTAAGTGACTTAGACATTGTGATTGTTTAACAATTTTTATTACGTTTTCTCTAATTTCATATTGTACATCTGGTTTTGAAATAATCTTTGGATATATGATGTGTATACCATCTTTAATATTACCTTGATGACGTACAGGTGAACTTTTCTCAAACATATAGGAATGAATTTGTTCTTCATTGATATCAAAATATGTATTTATTTGTTCATTGTATATTTTGATAATATTTATTATATCATTTTTTGTATATACCCGTTCTATTCCAATAGATTCATTAAATCTAAAATCAATATCAATAATTATTGGAGATAACTCTTCATGTACTTCTGTTAGAGCCAATACTTCTCCTTTTTTAAAACTTTTTAAATATAATTTATAGAAGATATCTGCATGTTCAGGAGGAATAAAGTATTTACCCATCATGGGTGTAAGACCTGTATGAGTAAAAAAACCATTTCCTCGGACTCTATGACTCTCCAAGAAATCATATATGGTCATCTATATTAATATTTCTCTTTAATTTCTTAAGTTATATCATACGAGAATGATTTATTCTTTCATTTTTATTTGTTTATTCGTTTTAGGTATATATTTTACTTATATAAAACCTAAACAAACCATGTTAAATGATTTTAAAAAAGATCCTCAATTTGCTAATTATATTCTTATAATTGAAAGTAATCAGGAATTTGACAGAAAAAACTATAAAAAAAGTATGAGACATTTGAAATTATTTTTAATACATTACTCTGATTCTCAAAATCAGTTGAATAACTTATCAGATATTGTCGAAAAGTTAGAACATCACAAGGTAAATATCAATAAATATTTAAATAGAATGTTATTTTCAATTCCTAATAGTATGAGAAGATATAATTATATGACATTTGCTATACAAAACTTAGATATATATCTAAAACAACGTATAGAACAATTACAGATTTAAAGCTATAAATTATTGATTATATATAAAATGGGTATACCTAGTTTGTTTCGTACACTTGTATCTAAATATCCCGAATGCTGTCATTGGGATAGTAATTTAAAAACGGAACATTTGTATTTAGATTTTAATTGTCTTATTCATCAATGTGTTTCTAAACTAAAAATAGATGAAAATAGTATACCACGTGATATTGAAGAAGAACTTATTACTCAAGTAATTTCTTATACATCACATATCATTACTAAAATTATTAAACCTTCTCGATTAGTTTATATTGCAGTTGATGGTCCTGTACCAATGGGAAAAATTATCCAACAACGAAATAGAAGATATAAGAAAGTTCAAGATGATAATTTTAAGAAAAAGTTAAATGAAAAATATAATATACCTGATACCGCATCATTTAATAGCAACAAAATTACTCCTGGTACATTATTTATGCAAAAATTATCAGCTCGTTTGAAAAATCTTGCACAAATTGGGGCTTTTAGCACTCATATTACAAATGAAAAGAATTTTAGTATTTTTATTAGTGATTCAAATATTCCAGGTGAAGGTGAACATAAAATATTTGAATTTATGAAAAAAAATAAAAATCAGCCAAATTCTGTTATATATGGTTTAGATGCGGATTTAATTATTCTTGGTTTATCATCATTAAAACAAAATATTAAACTATTACGCGAAACACTGCAAACAAATACAGACATCTATCAATATAATATAAATAATGATTTTGTGTTTTTTGATATCGATATTTTTAGAAATGCATTTTTAAAAGAGTATGATTTAGAAAGCTTTGAAACAGATAATATCATGAAAGATATCATTTTTATCTCATTTTTAGGAGGTAATGATTTTGTCGAATCTCTCATTAATTGCAAAATACGAGATAACAACTTTACTAAACTTATATCTTTTTATAAGGAAATATTGTTTCAATCACAATCGCATATAATTTGTGATGATAAAATTAATTTTAAATTTTTCTCTACATTAATTAATAAAATTTCAATGTCAGAAGATCAATTTGTAAAGAAAAAACTGTTTAGAACAGGTCAAAAAACAGAAACAATTGATTATGATTCAGAATTACAACAATATTATCATTCATTTTATACATGTTTTTCAAATCCATTCAATAAATACTATGAAAACGATTTTCAGAAAATTTCATATAAGTTACCACATTCGACGTGGAAAAAACAACATAATCAGTACTTTTTTAGTTCTGATGTTTGTAATGAAAACATTATTGAAGATTATATTATATCATTAATTTGGACTTATGAATATTATACAAAAAATAAAGCTCCATCTTGGACATATCATTATAAATATCGTGTTGCTCCATGTCCAACTGACATTGCAGAGTTTTTGAAATCTTCACAATATATAGAAAATAAAATCGCAAATTTTCAGTTTGATATAACAGACCCTATATCACCTGTTCAGCAATTATTATATGTAACACCTCCTCAACATTTCAGTCTACTTCCATCAGCTTATCAACATTTTTTATCAGAAGAATCAAATCCATTAAAAGAATATTTTCCATTAAAAATTAAACTTGATGTTGTAAAAGGAATGAAAAATATTTACTCTGATCCTTTATTCCCAGAGGTAAATTTTAATCAAATTAATTCTATACTGGAAAATATACCTATTTTAGAAGTTGAGGCATCACGTAATGTATTACGTGATAAACTCTTTTGTTTAAAAATATAACAATATAAAAAAATATTGCTATATTATATTATGGAATGTGTAGAAACTCAACCAACTTTTAAACACTTTTCTACAGTATGGAATACTTTACAAAAGAATATTTTATATGCTAAACTTGAAAATCGTCCACCAAAATATCTTTTTGGAACTAATAATTACGGAGAAATTATAAATACACTAAATAATGCAGATGGTGACCCATGGGATATAATTGTACCCGGCTATCCATCATTGGAAAGAGATGTTCCTATTAAGATAAAACAATTAGAAGGTGTTATTTTAATGCCAAATGGGAATCATAAAATAATTGTAGATGTACATACAAATGCACAACGATTGCCTTTAAAAAAAATTAAAGATGAAATATATTTATATAGAAAACTATATAATAGAGTATGCAAAAAAAGAGGTGAAGTTATATTATTATAATTTTTTACAAGAGTTTGGATCCTTTGGATCTTCTTTGGTTATAATATCTTTTAATATTGATCTATTTTCCTCTTGGGTTAGTTTAGAAAGATCTTCTTGATATACATTAAAACATGCTGGTGGACATCCAAAATATGTATCATCTGGGTTTTTAATTAAACAACACGTACCATCATCAAGACAATTAGGAATTTCAGCATCTTTAAATCCATTTGCTATATCTGCTGAAACTGAATGTTTTTTACATCTATTACAAACCTTTTCGGGTACCATACTTGGTAAATATTCAATATTTTGACAATGTGGTAATGATGTATCTAATTTACATTCTTCATGTCTATTAGTCTCTTCAATTACTTCTTCTACTTCTTCTACTTCTTCTTCTTCTACTTCTTCTACTTCTTCTTCTTCTTCTTCTATTTTAGGTTTATGTTTATTAAAAAATATGAAATATACACCTACAACTATACTAATTACACGAGTAAAAGCTAAAAGACCTCGTGCTTTTAGAGATTTGAATAAATATTTTCCTAATCCTACACAAATTAAATTTATACCAATTACTATACTACAGATTATTAATATTTTTGTATGTGATTTGTTCATATATTATAACCTATGAAAGTTTTTCTAAGATTCTTCTACAAATACCTTCTTTAAATCCATCTGGATTTACACCAAGTTTTTTGGCAATACTTACTAATTCTGGTTTTGAAGTCAATGAACAATTAAACTTCTTTCCTTTATACATTAATAATTTACTATTTCCATTCTTTTTAGGAATGTTTATATTTTTATTAATCGCTTTTTTTGGTGTTTTTTTAGCTTCAGTTTTTCTACGAGATTTTGGAACAGGTCCTTTAAAATTACCATTCCAAGTAATTTCTGGTAATACTCTGTTATATGCATTATAAATACTTCCGCTTAGTTCTCTAACTCTAGCAATAGATTTAACTCCTGAAAAATCTACCATTAACCATGCAGTAACTCCAATAGTTGGGTCTCCTGGTACAACCGGTTTAAAGTTTCCTCTTGTAACTTGTTTAAATTCACTTGGTTCATAATCAAGTTCATGCGTATCAATATTTCGTCCTAATAATTGTAACATATTTACGAAGTTTTTAACTCTTTGTGGAGGTCTTTGTCCACCTGTAGGATCACTTATATTCCAACCATGTACTGTCAATCCTGATAACTTTGTTGGTCTTAATGCAGGAACTGGTAATATATCATAAATTAATTTAGTTAACTCATAACCAAGATATTCGATTTTATGATCTGCATCTGGTCTAGATACTATTATTTCCTGTTGAATACTTAATCCAACTTTAACACCTAATACACCTGATTTTGGTATCCGAATAGCTAATAATTCTGTTTTATCACCAATTCTAACAGTTCCTTTTATATTAAGTAATGCAAAATTCTTGTCTTCACCATTATATTTTGGTGTTTTAATTTCATATTCTGCATTTTTATAAGCTGTAAGATAATTTTGATGCTTGTTTAACCTTGTTTTCGGAGTACAACCTCTTGATGCAGAACAAATTTCAACTTTTTCAATTGTTAAACTTTTCACTAATTTGTTTGCTTTTCTTTGAACACTAAATAATTTTATTTTACTGTAAAGAGTTTTTAAATTTATTATATGCCTTTTATCTGGTGGTTCAGCATTTAATGTGAAGTTTGCAAATCCAACATATGCATTCATTTATTATAATAAAATAAATATATTCTTTACAATAACATTTTTCCATTAAAATACTGGGTTTTAATGTTATTGTTTATTTTTATTTCTTTTGTTCCGTTTAAACTTGCAATGCAATCATTTTCTCTATTAAAATAACCAAAATTGCTTGCTTTTTTTGAATATCCGAAATCTATAATCCGAAATTGCAGTTTTCCTGATTTGCTTAATTTATAAAGAATATTTTGAGCATGTAAATCACCGTGAAATATATTTAGTGAATATAGTTTATTAAATAATTGTGATATGTCATATCCAATATTTTGTAACACATTGTGGTTTTTGGATCTATTGAAGTTCATATTGTTAAATGCCAAGAACATATCTTCTAATGTCCCATCACCAAATTTTTCCATAACAATAAACGCATATTGTTTAGATTCCAATTTACAGAATTTAGCATTATAAATTTTTGGACTAATTGACAATGCAGCTGTTTGAGTCATAAATCCAATTTCTCGAAGAACTTGTTTTCTATTATTACTTCTATTGATTGGAATGATTTTTACTAACAATTTTTTATTATGTTTAATATTGTAAATTGTACCAGATGTTCCCTTGCTGCTGAATTCAGAACCTACTACATATTTAGTATTACAAATAGTTGTTCCAATAACACTCATTAATAATAAAAATAATATAATCTATTTTATTCTACTAAATACAGCATCCCATGGAATTACCAATCTTCTCCAATCCAAAACTTCATTATTGGAGTGTATATAATATGGCTTTAGTTGTTCATTATTTTTCATTATTAGTAATTCGGTTTCATTTGTATGTTCAGTAATTAGTATTATTTCAAATTTAATATCAGGATTGATTTCAACTAAGATTTGTTTAAATTTTTTAATTTCATTAACGAAAGAACTAATACCACCATACTTTGCAAATAAAGCGTATTGTTGTTCATCGCGGACAAAAATTATTCTTCTTGAACTACAAAAACAATCTAGTAATCTTTTTACACGTCTTCTCATTATTTTAACATATTCTTGAAACTGATCTTTAAATTCAATATCTGCTTTGAAATCATGAACAGAAAAAAACCCATCATATTTTATATTTATGTATCTCACTTCGTTTTTCTCAATCATATCCTCTTGATATTCAGCCTTTTTCCAATTATCAATAATGAATAATGATTCACATTTATCTTTTAACATAACATTAATTGAACTCATTGACCACAAATACACCCAATCAAAAGGTAATGCAAATTCACGTACATTTCTTCGTTTTAATTCAGTGGCTATTGCACAACCCGTGCCCAATGATATATAAGTGGTATCGGCCATTTATATTATATAGATAGAAAATCAATCTTTGGATTTGAAAAATTCTCTATAACATATGTTTTACTTATGTTGAGTTGTTTTACGTTTTTTTTAATTATACAATTAGTATTAATTATACGAGTTAAATTTTCTATATTAATTATACCTTTATCTAATATCACTATTTTTTGTTTTTCATATGACAGTTCTTTATGAATATAACCAATGTTATTAGTAAAATTTACAATAGAAATTCCTAAATATAAACTTTCTATATTTGTATAAGCACATGGTTCGTGTATACTCACTTGTAAAAAATAATCAAAATATTTCATGTATTTATATGGATTTTCAGTATGTTCTACAATTATTAGATTATTATTGATTAATGTTTCCTTATCACCACCGATCCACATAAAAATGTATTTACTGTTATTTTGATAAGATTCTGCTAACTGTTTGAAAATCTTAAAATTCTTACGAATGTCATTAATTGAACCACTTCCACCGATTACAATTTTAGATTTCATATCATTTAAATCTAATGGGATATCTTTTGGATCTATTTCACATTTTTTGTTTATATGCGTCCAATCGTTAAAGAATGGAGGACTTACATGAACTTCACATTTATTTGTTTGATATTCGTCTAATATATTTTGTCCTACACAATATAATTTTATATCATCATCAATAAAAGAATTATGATAATGACATTTAAATTCATGTGAATAAAATATACAATTATATTTTCTTAGTATTGGTTTCATAGCCTTGAATGCCATATTCCAAGAATTGAATATTATTTTATTTGGATTAATGTTATTTATTAATGTTATTAATAAAATTGGATCATTATTATAAAAATATGCATCTTTTATGTAACATGTTGTATCATAATAAGGGAAAAATATAAAAACTGTTTTTTTATTAAGTTTCAAGTATTTATATATCTCTATTAATACTTTAGGTGATCCACCTTTTGTATCATGTGCAATTAGCAAATATGAGTCATTTTGAAATTCAGATATTTTATATTGATTTAAATTTTTCATAAAAAATTCAGGATTTTCTTTACATAGATTTAAATATTGATTCGTATTGAATGCAGGATAATCGATTTCATTATCCATAAAAAATTTGATATTACAATCACTATCAAAATATTCTTTGTAAAAATTGTAATTATATGAATTTGTACTATAAATTCTGTTTTCTTTTAGTCCATGCTTACAAAAATGTTTAATAAGTTCATAATTTGACATATTTGTTAAATCTGGATTATGTAATCTATATAAATTTATATCAAATATATTTGAATCTATTTTTGCTTTGAATTCACTTGATGTAAGAAGGTTTCTTAATACTTGTTCCTTGGAATTAAAACGTTTATATGATCTTAAACCATCAATATCAGGTTCTCTTCCTAAACAAATATTATAACATTCTATTATATCTAACTCTTCAAGCATTATAAATTATTCTAAGTAATGTTTTTAAAATATCTATATTTACGATTTATTTCTTTTGATATATTAAACTGATGAGTGACAATAATTTCCTATTAGCTTCCCATGATGACCTTATTAAGTTATGCGGTTCAGATGCTCTTTTAGCATCCAAGTATTGTGATATAATGGAACCAAGACAAACAACTTTTGATCCTTATTTAAGCTGTGCAAGTAACAAAGATTTACTTGCTAAAGGACATTTCTATACAAAAAATAAAAGAGATTGTAAACGTGCGTTAAATTCCTTTGATGTTGATAAATATACATTATACTTTATTAAATCTCGTGTAATTTTTTTTACTGATGATTCAAAAATAGAGCTTTCTAGAACTGGATTTGATCCATATCCATATTTAATGGCATATGAAAATGAGATAAAAGAATTATATAAAGCTAAAGATAATATTACAGATTTACAAAAAGCATGTTTGTATTTTATTGAAACTGGTAAAGATGAAGTTGAACTTGATTACATAAAATATATAGCTTCATTTGATGATTTATCAATTGGTTCCCTTAAAAATAAACCAGATGACAAAGAACTTAGTAAGTGGCTTCCTGAATGTGGACGTATTCATTATGAAAAACATGGTAAATCAGAAA